AAAGCATTTATCTATGCCTATTATGACAGAAAACAAGAACATGGACGAACAGAAAAAGCCTAATCCTCTTCAAAGACTTAAAGAAAACATCACAGATAAAGAAGAACAATTAGCTTTTATTTCAGTCGTAGTAAGGCTTGTTGTTGTAGGATGGAGTGGTTTTATAGTTTCTTTAAACTATATAACAATACCTGGATACAGCACAGAACCAAAAGATATAACTTTCCCTGCTTCGCTTTTAACAGGTGCATTAGCTAGTTTTGGATTAGAAGGAGCTAAAAAAAGAGGTGATGGAACATATAAACCTGATGAAAAGCCACTTAACAAGAAAGAAGTAGAAGCGTTATTAGCTACACAGTCAGGTGGTTATCAAACCATTAGAATAGAAACACCCATCAAGATACTTGGTGCGGAAGTTGTAGACAAAAAGGACAACAAAAAATGAAAAGATTACTTCCACTATTGTTACTAGCGGTTAGTCCTGTTGCATATGCAGACATAACTCAAAAGTTTACAACCTCTGCACAGATCACTGTAGATATGCCATATAGCGTTACAAATAAATTAGGCACTACATATAGCATTAGCGGTAATAACATAACTCCTTCTGTGACTAGTGGAGGATCTACAACTTCTGGAGCTATCGGTGGATTAAATGTGGGCAGCTTAACAGCAGGAGTTCCTGCAATGATTCAAACTGACAAGGCAATTACAAGTGCAGGGTCAGCTTTTTCTCTTACAGAATCAGTAACAATGGGCGATGCAACACCATCGGCTGTTTCCCCATCAGCAGGTATTGCTGCATTGCCCCATCTTGGAGGACAGACAACAGTAGGATCAGGTGGAGTAGCTGGATCTCTTGGTATGACTAGCCTTTCATCAGGTGTTCATACTTGTACTGCTGGAGGGTCAGGTACTAGTTGTATTGGACAGACAACTGTAACGATCACCATTGACTAAATGGTTTTTGCTAATAATAATATTAATACCAGCAAGAACCCTTGCAAATCCTGTTGTGCCTACCTTTCGTACTGGTAGTCAAACCACTAATTCTACATCCCAGAGTATTATTAATGAAACTATTACAAGCCATCAATACCGTACAGGTTATACATATTCTGCGAGTGGGAATAATATAAAAAGCAATGATGCAAATGGTTATATTAATCCGACACCACAATCAGACGCTACTCAAACCATTAATAACGTCAACTTCTCATTTACCAGCCCTACTTTGGAGAGTGTTCCTAGATGGCAGATAGTAACAGAAGGATCTCCATTTTCTCTACAGGAGACAATAATCTCACCAGGGTTAGACACAATAACAACTATAAATCGCACCATAAATACAACAACCACCGTAACCGTAGAAGCTACCTTTGGGCAATAGCTCTAATCCTTTGTCCTGTAAGGGTTTTGGCTAACACAACAGTTGCAAGTCCTAGCTCTAATGCACAGGGTACAGTAAATAATAATGCGACTATGATTGCTCCACAAAGCACTCCTCAGTTTCGTATGTCACAAGGTATTGTTTGTTCTTCTCCAAGCCTTACGATTACTCCTTATGTGACAGATGCGTGGTCATTCAATCGACCCAAAGAATATATAACAAGACAGAATATTTACAACGAAGATACTGGAGAAATAAAGTATGTACAAGAAACACCAAGATTTGAAAAAGATAACTACAATTTAAACTACGGTATATCAGCACAGATCAGTATTCCTTTAGGTAAGTCACCATACCTGTGTCAGAAGGCCACAGAGGTTAATATAAAGAATCAGGAGCTATTGCATAAGAAGATGGAGTTAGAGCTTGCTCTGTTCCGTCTAAAGGTGTGTGGTGAGCAAGCAAAGCTTGGTGTTCAATTTGTTGGACAGTATGCAACCATTTGTGAAGGGATAAAGGTTACAGTACCACCAGGACAAGTTATTCCTCACTCTCATTCTTTGACTTCCGAGAAGTAATTTTCTTTATTAGATTTTTAACAATAGGTTTTACTAAATTTAAAATAATAGGAGTAGTCGCAGCCACAGTAGCAATAGCAGCAGTAGAGACAACAGTACTAAATTCTGGGAGGTATTGATCTTTGAAAGCAACGTCCTCATACAGCGTTGTGCATATAGTTCCATCTTCGCTTCTTTCATGGCCTATGACACGTTCCAGCTTCTTTTCGTTACGAAAATCTCCTACTCTTTGATCTTTCTTACCAGGACATTCTACAAATTCATTGTCTTTTTTTTTATCTTTTGGTATCTCTGCTTTCGGTGGTTTTCCTTCTGGTAATTGATTAGGTTCTTCTTCTACAGGTGCAACTTCTTCTGTAATTATTAAAGATTCTGGTTGATAATTTATTGGTATAAATGATGGATATGGACAGTTACTAACTACACCATTAGGATCATCTATTAATAAGTTTCTATTACCTGTATTTTTTGTATCTCTATGAAAATATTTACAACCTATAGTTTCTACATTTAAAGGTTGGTATCCAGGTAAAGATACTTGAGGAATATAAACTTGTGGTATTTCTATATTTGGAATACTTATTTCTGGTATTTCCAATTATAATCCAAGTTTTTTAGGAATAGCCATAGATGGGCCTGTAGTTTTTGGTAAGCCTTTTTCTAATACGTTAGGCATCATTCCTTTTACATTACCCATCACCTGATTCATTATCTTTGCTTTGAATTGCTCAGATGTTACATACTTATATCCAAAGTACCCTCCTCCTATAACTGAAGTTACCATTATGAATGAGAGAATACTCAAAACATTAGCTATCTTTTGAAACATGATAAAACTTGCTGTGATTAGAGCCATGTCTGTTATGAGCATAGCTGTTCTATTGCTAATTATAGGTCTATCACCTTTGTACGTCACTATGAGCCTTATAACAAGGCAAATGCAGGAATCTAAGCGTTAGGATCTGCTGGGTATTGTGTCATGTTAGGTGTGTAAACTCCGTCTTTTTCAGTCGATCCATATAACGTAACTAAAGCTGCGGTATCTGCACAGTTATCAATTTCAGTTTCTCTTGTATTACAAGCTGTCCTAACCCCATCACGATACGTTGTAATTGCTGTAGGAATTGCAGTATCTTTTTCTGCTTTCCTTACAACATACCAATCATATCTAGCCAACAAAGAACCAGCAGTTGCTTTTTCCTGTGCCTTCAATACTGATTTAACACCTAAAGTTACAACCTGATTTCCCTTCTCATCTTTTAATAAATTACCATCTTCATCCTTTGCATTTACATCATCAAGTGCTTTTGCAGTACCATCACCCCAATAAAATCTATTGTCATATGTTAGAGCATCAGCAACCTCAGTAATACCAAGATCTTTTTTCTCTTGTGCTGTTGATAGTCTTAACCAGTTAGCAGGGTAATTAACATCCCCAACTGTAAAGGGAACATCAACTGCTAATGGTTTGCCGTCTAATTTAAAAGCCATAGTTTTATTTTAGTATATACTCGTTTATCTAGCACGAGCGTATTTGAATGGTGATTCTGCAAATGCTATCCAAATAAGAGTGTCGTTATTTCCGTTAAATGCAGAATAAGAAGATCTAACCTTAAATCCATTGGATAAAAAATCAACTTGAGGGTCTGAGCCTGTGTTTGTATATTCAGCTTCAGAGCTGCTCGGATAAAGAGTTTTATTAACAGAGTTGTAAGTATTTCTCTTATTATCAAATATATGCCATGGACCTGTATCGGAAGATCTCTTATGTAGGAGGACGGCTGGTCTAAACCCACAGTATACAAACGGACCATTAGTACTAGAATTTCCTTTCCAAAAATTAATCTTGCTGTACCCTGCTACTTCGCTGAAAGCATAAGTAACATAAGTTCCATTGTTTTCATTAATACAGCTACTATCACCTATAGATAAAACAGAACTCGTAGGTTCTGTATTATTAAAAAGATCACTAGCTGCTCCAGAGGCACTATTATTATTTAATCTAAGATTATGAGTTGCTGCAATATCTTTATGGTAAACAAACCAATCACAGCCAGAACTTCCAGTTCTTGCCTTAACTATATATACTTTTGGTGCTACTCCTAAACCATGACCAATGGTTAAGTTAGAACCTGTGCCTGTCCAAGAAATAATAGAAATGCCTGCGGTTGTCGAAGCTCTCACCTGTGCCGAGACAGATCCATCATTATTAGTAACTGTAGAACCACCAGCGTTCCAGTTCCATGCAACGTAAGTATCTCCATTTGTGTTTGTTGCTCCTGATCCAGATGAATTATCTCCTAATGTAACTCCATCGGAATTAAAAGATGTAAGAAAACTTGTATCTGTCTGTTCAGCGTTAGTTCTATTACTCCATATTTGTTTATTAGTACCTCTTACAGAATCCATTATTGTATGATGATATGCCTGATTTCTAACCTTTGCCCAGAACAAATCAGGCTGAAATTCAAGACCTGTTATGTTTTGTGAACTACCTGTTCCTGTATAAAGGACTGTATCAAAATGTTTATTAGGTAGCTTTATTGATGGGACGGGTAAATTGTTTGAACATAATGCTTTATATCCTGTTGGTGGTGTGTAGCTAAATCCTTGTTGTCCAAAATTTATTGTACTTGAAATAGTGGCAGCATTAGTAGCTCCTTTAATAATTGCTAAATATTCAACATTTTCATAGCCAGAGACAAGAGATATTGTTCCTACTGAAGAATTATTTTTATAAAATTCAATATCATTATTATCCATATCAAGAAGAACTCCCACTACGTCACTACTTGTAAAACTTGCTGCCCAACTTGAAGTTTCAGTACCACTTACAATTTTTGAACCATAAGCGGCATAACCTATAGCACCAGTTTGAGAAAGAGGATTTTGATTTTGTGACCATGTAGCAGGTGTTATTCCAAGTTCAAAATTTGAATTACTACCAATGAGTCTAACTTCCCAATACCATTTACCAGATGTAGGAAATGCCATTGAAGCTGGACAACCTGCTTGGTTTTGATTTACACCATTCCATCTTAAATTTCCATTTTCTGCATTGCTTGAAGAACCATTTAAAAAAGCCATAAGCGGATTTAAAGTTGGAAAATTATTAGTCGGTGTATCTTCTACAGAATCATTATCAGCACCAGCAGCTACAGAAAAATTATTTGGTGTGAAGTTGTTGCCGTTACCAGAAGAATCCTTGCCTAATGTGGTTGCAGTCGTTCCAGAATTATCTGAAAATTTTAAATAAAATCCATTTGTGCCAAAAGTTAATCCTGATGTGTCTATAGGATTCCATTGGCCTGTTGTTGCGTCTGTTTCTGCAAAAGATGATGGTGTTAAGGCTTGACCATCAATAAAATTATATTCAGCCATATAACCATCAAAATAAGTGGTGTGACCCCATCCAAATCTTCCAATTCTTACTGGATAAGTTGTATGATTTACCCAAGTATCTAGATTTTGCGATGGGTAATTAGCTGTACTAAAACTTGTCTCTTGCACTCCATTAACATACAATTTTGATCTGTTTGTATTAGTTGCTTGTGTAGTATCAACTGCTAAAACAATATGATACCAAGCTGAAGTATCTCTAAATTTTCTATTGGTAATAAAATGATAATTATTAGTAGGGTAGGCATAATCTATAATATATAATTGGTGAGAAGAATCAAAGGTCATATAAAACATATTGCTACCAGAAGTATCTGTTTGTCCAAAAATATTAAAAAAACCAAAAGATGATCTTTTTACCCAAGCACTTATTGTAAAAGTTTTTCTATTACTTGATGAAGATACAGTTCTCTCTAACCATGGACTATCGCCATCATTAAATCTTAAACTACGTTCTACTTCGTATGCACTAGCAGCCCCAGAAGCTCCGACTCTTATCGCATCATAAAAACCCATTACTTAACATCCAATGAAACTGCACAATGGATAACATTGCTTGAAAGTATTACATAATCTATTCGATCAACCGCAGAGGCAGTTGTTGTCAATGTCGGTGCTGTTCCTCCTACAAATTTAAAGGCACTATTGAATGAAGCTGTTCTTGAACCTGTACCATCCTGTGTAATAAATATCGAACCAGCCTGACCTACTGCTTGATTACTTGGTGCAGCAAAAGTTCTATTTCCTCCTAGCGTTACTGAATGATGACAAGCTGTAGCCATATCTACTGTTATTGTTGCTCCATCTGATAATGCTGTAATATTAGCTGATGCTTTTCCTGTAAGTGCAATACCTCCATTTAAACTTAATAATCCTGATGCACTATCAGCAGCATCAGATCTTAAGAATGATGCAGAATCAATACCATCAACAGTTGCAGCATCTACAGCAGTAAGGTTTGCACCACTACCTGCAAAAGCTGTTGCTGTAACCGTTCCATTAACTTCTAAGGCAGTAGATGGTGTTGTATCTC